CAAGGTACTCCTCGTTGTTGTCCAGGTCGGTGGAACTGATGTTCTCCTCAATCTCGTCCTCGTCGTAGCCCATTGCGATCAACTCTGCAACAGTCGCCATCTTGCGATGGGCGATGATTCCGGCATCGTCAAAGGAACGTGCGCGACGGTCAAGCAGCAACTCTTCGGGTGGGACTGCCATGATCTTGATCCGTCCATCCTTCATCACGCGCTTGATCTGCACGTCGTGCAGCATCGGGGGTGGCGGCATTGGGACGGGTTGGCCAGTCATCGGGTCGATCTGTGGCTGCATCTGCTGCATCTGCATCTCAAACGCAGGATCAGGGTACGAGACAACGATCTTGACCTCGGCGGCCTCGTCCTCTAAGAGTTGCAGGGTCTGGTCATCCAGTCCGCTGTACTCTTCAATTCGGACGCTTTCGACCTCTTCCCACCAGTACTTTGCGATTCCACACTTACGCACTAGTGCGTCTTTGAAGATCGCATATGTGGTCATGAAACCGTTGTTGTCCTTGGTAAAAATAAAGTTTGCGTAGTCGGTGGCCTGCTTGGAACCCTCCACATCTTCAGGACCCTCTGGGGTGTACTCGACAACATTCTCTGTGCTGAAAAACACACGCATCAGGCTGGGCAGCATCGCGCTGACTGTGTCGCGGACTTCCATCGCCACGACCTGGGAACGTCCCTCTTCCTCATTCCCGAAGGGATCGCCACGGTAGTACTCAGTCCCACGGGCGCGAGTTGGAGAAATATCGGTGTCGATATAACTGATCGCGTCGGTGATGTCCTGCGTGATGATGGCCTGCAACTCGTCATCGTCCATCGGCTCCTGCGCTGAGATGTCGGTGCTGATTGGGAGTTCGTTCATGTTCATATCGGTACTTTCTTCAAGATCACGTACATGGAATCAACGGCGCGGGGTGTCCGCATCAATTCCTCTTGGGGTAATTCTAGGGCAGCACCGTAGTCACTGAGCCTGCACTCAAGATGGATCATCTCGAACTTGGTGTCCTTCCAGCCCAAGTACCATGACCACTCGCAGTAATAAACCCACGACTTCTCATTGAAGGCGCGGACGTGCGTCGGGTCCTGCCATGCTCCCAGGCTCAAGTCGTAGGGTACTTGGATGTGCATCTTGCCACCCATCTCCAACATATCCCTGCAATTCTTCATGGCCGCCACTAGGTCGGGCAGGTGTTCAAGCACATCGTTGGCAATGATCTGAGAAAACTGTCGGCTTGGCACTGGCTTGCAGATGTCCATCACCCAGTCGGCTCCGACATCATCACGGATGTCTGCGTTGATACAACCCTCGCGCCGGTCTTTGCCGGAGCCGAGGTTAAGAATTGAACCAGTCTGCTGCATAACGTGGCCTGTTTTCAATGATCCAAGGTTTGGCCTGGGCAGTAAGTTTTTCTCCGTCAAGGCCAATAGTTTGCGAACCGAGGTGGTGAACGTAGGATCGGGATAGGTAGTGCTGGAACCCAGCGGCTCGCAGGTCTTCGCAGTGGACATCATCGGAGTACCAGTTCAGGGGTGGGAACTTGAACGTGTTCCACGCCTCGTCGCTGATCCACCCGAATATCGGGGAGAGGCACTGCATCGGGATGATGGAGTCCTCGTAGGGGTATTTGAAGTAATTCAGTTTTTCATTGAACGGGTTCGACCTGATGTTCTGCACAGGTCGGGCTGCGTCGCATCTTGCAGATACCCAGCCCAAGGGTTCCTTGATCTGTTTCTTGAGTTGCAGCACGTCTTCAAGCAAATACTTGTAACTGGTGGGCGTTACAACAATGTCATCGTTTGCCACCACTACGGAACTGAAACCATCGGAGAACGCCTTGTCGATGATGGCGTTGTAGGCGTCACCGAAGTTGCTCTTGTCGCCCTCCATCTTGTAGTCGGCCTCGAAGTGGCTGATGACGTGCAAAGGTCCGCGCAGGTAAACGGGAGCCTCGGGGCAGTACTCATCAATGCTTGCTAACATCACAGCAAGACCCTTGCCGGTAACAGTTGATATACAAATCGGAGAAATCATTTCGATTTGTTTCTCGCGGAGATTGCCTTTGCCTTTGACTTTGCGTCTGCCTTGCTTGATGCGCCCCAAGCGTTAAGACTGAGTAGCAACCGCGTCGGCTTGCCGTCCTTGTACTCAGGTCCAGCGTTACCCGCCATCCTTGAAAGAAAACTCGCACGGCGCGGGTTATCGCCTGACTTGACCGGCGGCTTGATGTCTTGGCCTGCCGCCTTCAGGCTGGCGCGACCCTTGGCATTCAGACCGCCAGCGGGGTTCTTCCCCTCCTTGCGCTGCCAGGCTGCTGTCATTTCTTCTTCATTGGCTTTTTGGCTGTCTTGGCAGTTTTGGCTGCCTTCTTAAAGTCGGCCGCGCTGGGTGCTGCCTTGCTGCCAACTTTGTTCATCTTCTCGCCGCTGCCTGCTTTGATACGTGCCTGTTTTGCGTTAATGTTCGCATAGAGTCCAGCCTTCATTCGTCTTCTCCTTCGGTTTGTGAATCCATCTCTTCGTCTTCATCCTTAGCCTCGCCGGTGTTGGGGCCTCCAACGACCCACGCACGGCAACTGCGGCTGGCCGCGCACTTGAAGTCAAAGATTTCGCAGTAGCCAAGGTCGGCCAACTTGATAACGTCAGCGGGGTCGGTATCGTTGCCGATGCCGTCAGCAATGCACTGCTTGATTGAGTCGGAGACGTTGAACGCCGCGCAGTTACCGCAACGGCTTTGCTTTGCTTCCTCGGCAGACACGTCCCACTCGTCGGCCATGCGCTTCCAGTAAGCCTCGTTTGGCAGTTTGGGGTTCTCAGGACCGTAGGCTGCGGTGGTTATCGCCTTGGCTCGGTTCTTCAAATTCAGGGTGATGTCTTGCGTGGGAAGTGGACAGTTTGATGTGTCGGTGTCTTCCTTCATCATCTGATCCATTGCGCCTTGGTAGCGTGACGGGACGCTACGGCTGGGTTGTGTTGCCATTACCTATCCTTTCAAAAACTGAATGCCCAATTATGCAACTCTCGGGATATTTCGGCGCAGGGGTTTGTTCCAAACGGAACTTGCGGCCGAGCCGTACATTCCCATGATGGCGTCGCTGGCAAATGTGAGACAGAATGCATCACCGCGATCTGGAGAGGCCAAGCCACGCTTGCGAATCTCATCTTTTCCCTCAATCTGAATCTTCCCCGAACTCGTGAACGAGTACCGCACAGCCGCTAGTTCAGCGATCAAAGACTCATCCTTGGGCATCTTGCAGTCGCGCTGCTCTAGCCAAGCCTTGGCCTTGTGCCACAACTCAGCCTTCAAATTCCTGTAGGTCGCACCCATCGCCGGTGACTCCGAGACGTTGATGCCTCGCGCTGGCAACTTCAACTCTCGCAGCCTGTCAACCACGCCAGCACCCAGACCGATGCTGTCCACAAGAATCTCATGGGGTCGCTGGCTGGGTTGGAGTGCCTCGTACTCTGCCACCACCGCGCCGGTGAGTTGCATCAGGTCGAGGTTTTTCCAAGTCTTGACGGGTTCCAACACGGCATTCCCCTGACGCTTACACAGGGCTGACCTGTCGGAACCAAACCGCGCAACGTCCAGTCCCCACACAAGACGGGCGTGTGCGGAGGGTTCCACGTCACGATTCATGGCCATTTCTAGCAATTCCATCGGGATGACGGTGTCATCGTCTGAACGCGGGAACTCTCCAAGTACGCGGATACGGAAGGCGTTTGACTCCTCGCCGTATCTACCTCTCATCTCATCGACATAAGCCTCTGACACTCGTGGGGAGTCGGTGCAGTTGACCCGCATCGTGATCCAGTCATCCTTGAGCCTGTTGTGGGTGTCATAAAAGAACCCCGAACTGCGCACAGGGTTGCCCAGCAACAGGGTCACGGCAGAGTGTCCCGACATGGAGCCAGCCGCAGCCTCGAAGACCTGTTCAGGTATACCCGATGCCTCGTCAGCCACCAACATCACGTTCTCACTGTGAACCCCTTGGAGGGCTTCGGGCTGCTCGGCTCGGCTGGTTCTCGCTGAGATGAACGCCTCGTTGGGAGCCTCTTTGACCTCGATGCGGTCTTGCTTGACCTCGAGTTGATCTCTCAGGGTTTCGGGTAGTGCCTTCACCCAACGCTTCAACTCAGCGAATAGTGCGTCGTACAGTTGGCTGGAGGTTGGGGCCGTCAAGACGATTTTTACGGGGAACCGTAGGAACAGATACCAAAGGATCGCCCAGGACGCTGCCGTGGACTTACCGACTCCGTGGCCTGACCTGACGCTGATTCGTCGATTGCCGTCCGCGATGTGGGCAAGGAACTCTTTCTGCCAGTCATCGGGTTGTGTGTTGAGTACCTCTTGGACAAACAGGGTCGGGTTGTGCTTGTAGCGTTTCACAAACGCAATGAACGGGTTCTTGTCCTCGGCTGCGGACATGGCCGCGATCTGTTCTATTGCCTCAGTAGTCAATTCCACATTTTTTTTATTTTTTTTTGGGAGAGGGGCGAGTTCCATAGTGGGGGTGGGGGGTGTGGTCATTGGCGGCTTTCTATGGGTTGTGGTCGGTATTTCTTAGGGGCAGCATCAGTCCCGCCCCCGCCGCTGGCGCGAAGGGGGGGGTCAGCCGCCCGACGGCCAGAACCCAGCCCCAGACAGGCAGGATTCCACGATGCGGAACTGTAATTGATACAGTGTTCATTATGTTAATAGGATTGCCACTTACGCACAGGTTATACATGGATTGTGTGGTCGTATTGTACTTATGCACAGGTTAATGTGATTAAGTGGACAATTTGGGTGTGGATAAGTCCTCCAGCACCTCGACATGGCGCAGTGCATCCATGCGCATACCTTGTATGTTGATGCTGACCTGCTGACCCTTCTGCTGGGCGTACACGCTAGGTTTCCACTTCTCGGCCAGCCATTGGCGCGTTTGGATGCGTACACGCGCCAGGTTGGACTCCTCGATGGCCGCAGAGTCGGCGATCTCCAGCGTCTCGCAAGCCAAATTGTCGGCTGCACGGGCGCGCGCGAGGGTAATTCTATCTGCGTTAGGTTCTGTTTCGCACCAAATCTCCAACGCCCTACGCCCAATGCCCAAGTCCATGCAGATGCGAGTCATGGATTTCCCTGCCTCAAACATCGTCACGATGTGGTCAACAGGTATCGACTCAAGCACCTCCAAGTCCAGTCTCTTCTTTTTCTGTCCAGCCATTTCTAAGCCCTTTCTAAGCGTTTTAGTCTATCCAAGCACCCAACCTATCACCGCACCCATTTTCTCGTCAAATTGAGGCATTCCTGCCAGCCTCAGCCAGTTCCGTGTTGAACTTCTTTGCCAGTGTTGACGGTTTACTGAAGTCCAAGTCACTTTCCATGTCATCGAACCCACTGTCACCGCCCACCTTCACCATCGTGGCTCCAGCGTCCAATTGTTTGATCTTGATGACCTCTCGCATAACCGCACCGGCCATCATCGTCTCGATCTCCTCCATGTTCCAGATGTGCCGTCCTTGTACCTCCGGACGGAACTGCTGGTACAGCAACGCATCAGCCTTCGTTTTGACAATGACCATCACCGAACCGTCGGCCATCTCATGCTCAATCGCCGCAATGTCAGGCATCGGGTCTATCCCGTTCGCAACCGCGTACCGTTCCAAAGCGTCATACCCCGCAATCATTCCCTTGACCGCCTTCTCCAATCTTTCCTCGTCCCGATTCTCTTGAGCCAACCAGACCCGCTCCATCTGATTCCAAAACTTAGTCCGCAACTCCGCATCCACCAAGTTAATCAAACGATCAGTACCCCACACCGCAGTGTGGTCTTTGTTCCGATTGCTAATCGACAACAACAACGAGTTCAACTTAACCTTGAACGGGTCTGTTGGAAAACTTGGCTGCTCAACCTTTACTACTACTGCACGTTTTTTAGTCACCATATCAATCCTTACTAGTTTCTTACGATTGCTTGTCCATGTGTAAACAAATGGATGGGCATCCCTAAAGGGATTTGCCACCATTTGTTTACACTTTATGCCTACAAATGGACTCCCATTTGTTTACCATTTGTTTACCATTTGTAGGATGACTTGCTGATTTATTGCTTAAATAACTAGCAGTTTTCTCATTTCTGCTCGTCCATTTGTTTACCATTTGTTTACTTTTTGCCATCAAAACTGCTCTTTTGGCTCATCTTTGAACACAACCCAAACGTAATCCTTGAATATTTCCACTCCATTTGCGTACAGAAATTCACGTTTATGGCGGCTGAATTCGTTCGATATTTGCCTGCTTGTCTTGCCATGACCCCACACCTGAGTGAACTTTTCAAGCCAATAATCAATCTTCACGGCCTTGTTTCTCTTGCCATCTAAGTCCCGCATCTCACCGTATTCCTTGATCGCCTTGTGCAAAGAGTCAAGACAGATTTGCTGGTTCTTACCTACACCTGACCTGCTTGGAGGTTTTTTCTCCTTCTTTTCCGTGTCTGCCATGACCCTTGTTGCCTCATCTGAAGGGTTTACGGCTAGGCTGATGACGGGTTCCAAGCCCAAACTGGACGCTGATAACTGCACCTCAACCATCTCAAACCCGATCTTGATGTTGTCCGCGCCGTCCTTTTGCTTGCTGATAGTTAGCAGTCCCGATCCCGCAATCCCGTCACGTTTACCGCCTTCTATCCTGATGAGTTCAAGTTGCGTATCCACGGCTCCGAGCAGGGAAGAGTGTCCGCGCAGCCCTCTTGTGGCATCCTTCCCTGAGTGGTGCAAGATCATGATGGTGCAGTCCAGCATCCTTTGGACTCGGCCAATGTTGGTGATGAACGCCCCCATGTCCTGGGAGTCGTTCTCGTTGCCGCCGCCGAAGGCTCGTGCCAAGGTATCTATTTGCAGCAGGCTGAACTCCACGCCCGTCTCGTTAATGAGTTGCTGGATGGACAGCATCAATAGGTTGAAGTCCTCCTCACTTGACCGCAGGTTGAGTTGGTGTCTG